GTTCCAAACTCTCTAATACGCATACGCAACGGTTCTGAATACTTACGTTGAAAGGTAAGGTCGTCATTGTCTACACTTATAGCTTCTAAGTAACTTTTATTAAAGAAGTTACTGAAATTATTCATACGGCCTTCTTTAATACGCATTTCGTAATCTTCGGCTGTAGTTGGTATTGTTTCTGTAAGATTAGTTTCGTCAACTGGGACGCTATGAAAACTTTTGTGATATCTAAATTTGAATTGCTCGATGCCGGTCAGTTTTCCAACTCCGTCGAGTATCTCCATAATCTGCTCCCCAACTAGACGATTTCTCTCAATTTCCACAAACACTTTATAACGACCGTCTTCAACTTCCCCGGGTGTAGCATCTGCATCTAATACGAAATCATAACCTCTCTCTACAAAATTAACAAGGTCTTTAGCTGGCGCTTGTTCTTCTACAGTAAAGCTGAGAACAACAATATCTTTATCGTTGCCCATCTTGCTAGCATAGCTGTCAATTTCGAATATGTTGTCAACAAGGTTTCGTAAATCTTCTTGACGTAGGTCTTCATTAAACTGTTGGGACACTTGGTACTCCTCCTGTAGCTGGAGCTGCGGCAGGCACTGCCGCTGGCGCTGCTTGTGCATTGTCGGCCTCTTCAGCTGGAGCCGCTTGTGCGCCTTCAGTGCGTCCGATGCCCATACTTTCTCGCATCTTAGTCATGTATCCGTTGAAAGTGTCTTCGACTAGTTTCTTTGGCATAGTAATTTCGACAATCCAAATGGGTGTTCGATCTAATTTGCCCTTTTTAGTTCCTGGTCGCATGTCATCCGGCTTCTCGATTTTTCGAGGTTCTATTAGGAATGATTTTTTGTAGCTTACTTTACAACCGTAATCTAATAATCGTTTACCGGCCATGGGATCGGGCATCTTATCCTTGGGCCACATAAAACTGGCCTTAACCCAATGTCGTTCCACAAGAGGGCCTTCAGCAAGTTCGCCATCTTGCCAGTTTTTATATACGTACATATCCATCTCATCTAAGACCCTCTCAAAATCTTTGAGTACGCCTAAACTGCTGTTTGCTGAGTAGATTGATTCTACGTTCTTAATAACGTCCAATATATCGTGCATGTTTATTCCTAGAAGCTTCTATACTTATTTAGCTTGGTTTAAATCATTGTGTTATGTTATTATTATTCCAAAGATTGAGTAAATAACAATGTAGGGCCTGTAGTTATCAAAGGCGGTCGCTACAAAAGGTCCTACTTTATTTTAAGTGGGAGAACTTAATGAGTAAAAACCGAGTGAAAAAACGTTGTACTTCCAATGTCAACGTAATTGATTTCCATACGTATGCACCTCAAAAGAAGCATAGAGTAACGCTTCTGCCTCGCAATAAAAACCAAGAAACATACTTACAAAAGCTACAAGATGATCAAAAGAACATCGTGTTTGCTGTCGGTCCTGCTGGTACAGGAAAGACGTTGTTAGCTGTGTTACATGGTATTAAGTTGTTGCAAGAGGGCGTAATTGATAAAATTATTGTGACAAGACCCGCCGTATCCGTAGATGAAGATATTGGATTCTTACCAGGAACTCTTAATGAAAAGATGGCACCGTGGACAAGACCAATTTTTGATGTTTTAGGAGAATACTATCAAACTAAAGAAATAGCAACAATGCTTGAAGAAGGCATTATTGAAATCAGCCCACTTGCTTATATGCGTGGCCGTACGTTTAAGAATGCGTACATCATTGCAGACGAGATGCAGAATGCCACACAGAATCAAATGAAAATGTTACTAACTCGACTAGGTGAGAACAGCACTATGGTCGTAACAGGAGACTTAGCCCAAGCAGATAGATTAAAAGATAACGGTCTTATTGATTTTATCGGCAAGATCGAAGGACGCAAAACCCAACATATAGATGTTGTGCGATTTGATCATCGAGATATTGAAAGACACAAAGCAGTCGCAGAAGTATTAAATTTATACGGCGACGATTAAGAAATAAAAAGGACTCTCAGGAGTCCTTTTTTACCTGGGTAACTTCGACCCCGGACTTTTCCAGAAACGTAACACCACCAGTATCCCTATAAGCGTCCCTATATAGAACACTACTAATACCGCTTTGGTAGATAAGTTTGGCACAGTCCAAACATGGAGCATGGGTAATAAACATGCTAGCACCCAAACCAGACTCGTTAGATTTAGCCAGCTTGGCAATTGCGTTGGTTTCGGCATGGAGGACCTCTGGTTTAGTTTTTAACACGGTACGATGTATTGCACCTTCGTACCCTGAATAGAGTTCAACAGTTTCGTCTTCACAATTGTTATCCCAGCCTGCCGGCATACCATTGTAGCCGATAGAGATAATACGGTCATCCTTGACTACAATAGCACCGACGTGCAATCTACGTGCAGAACTTAATTGTGCGAAACGTTCTGCAACGTCCATATATGCATTTACAAACTTTTCTTTCATTCTTCTAGCAGATCTAATTTATTAGGCTTATCTTTCCACTCGTCGGCATCAGGCAATGCCGGTTTCTTTTTAGTAATGTTAGGCCATTTCTTACTTAATTTAGTATTAAGGTCAGTCCAGAACACAACATTAATATTGGTATCATTATCGGGAACAATAGCATCAACTGGGCACTCTGGCACACATACTCCGCAATCAATACACTCGTCGGGATTGATAACTAGAAAGTTTGGGCCTTCGTAGAAACAATCAACTGGACAAACGTCAACACAATCGGTGTGTTTACATTTAATACAATTTTCAGTAACTAGGTATGTCATTGTAATCTCGATAATCTAATTAAGGTTGCAGCAAGGTTAATCTCAACATCGGAAACTAGTGCGTGGTCTACTAGACCTTGTTTAATAATTAACACAGCACTATCTTGAACTTGCTCGTCTGCGCCAAACAAGTTGATATTGTCATACATCCAGCGATATATTTCCTCCATCTCTTCGGGTCTTGCTTGACTACATAGCAGTTTACGTGCTTCATTGATTTTACCTTTCTTAAAAAGCTCAACCATTTCAATTCGATAGTCAGTACTTGAGTCAGCGGACTCTGCGCCATGCAACTTGCTATCTAAACTGTTCATTTGTACATTGTTAATGCACTTACGTAGATCCGGATAAGTTCCTTTCACATACGTATCCAGTGTATCGAGTTCAAACTCTACTCCTTCTTCAACTAGAATAGTTGCTACTCTAGCTGTAAATTCTGTTAAGTCAGTTTTCTCAATATGCAATCGTTGGCAACGACTGTGTAACGCTGGGATAATCTTATTTGGATAGTTACAAGTAAGAATAAATCTTACTGAGTGACTGTATTCTTCCATTAGATTACGCAGTGCCGGTTGTACCGATTGTGCATTTAGATAATCAGCCTCGTCAAGAATAACAACTTTAAACTCGCCGAACGGCATAGTTTGACAGAAGCCTGTTAGCTTGTCATTCAACCATTCAATCTTTCGACCTTCTTTACTAGCATTGGCCATTAGTACATCGCTATCTTGCACATCTAGCATATTGACCAGAATCTTTGCTAGGGTAGTTTTACCTACTCCGGCATTGCCGCTAAACAGTAAATGCGGAATACTACCGTCTTTAACCCAACTTTCAATTTGACTCTTCTGATGCTCGTCTTTAAACACATAACCGTCAAGTGTTGCCGGACGATATTTTTCTACCCATAGTTCTTTCATACCATTTCCTCTACAATGCCCAGCACTTCTGCTAGAATAAATCCAGTGCCAGCAAACACAAAATTACCGCTAACTAGACATACGCCAGCAACGATTCGAATTACACTCTTAGCAAGGCTAACATAAAAATGTCCCTTGCTTGTATCCTTAGGTTGGATTTCCATCTTTTAATACCTCTTCTATTTCTGGTTGTTCATCAAAGTAATGAACATGATACTCTTTACCACTTAGATGATAAACATCAGTCCATGTTCTTTGATTATTTGATTGACTAGTAGGTTCAACTAATTGAAGTAACATCCATACATGTTCTTTTTCTTTGCCTTCTAGACTTCGTCTAGTCGGCCCCATAACTTTACGAACAAATGCTTTAGCTTCTTCAACTGTCATTTTATTCACAAAGTCGCTATACAGGTTAGTCATAGCTATATTATATAGATTAAAAAAGGGTCTGTCAAGACCCTTTGGTGTTATTTTACGAACGGTTTAAGATCGGGCGGAGTCCAGCCAACAGGCTTTAACACCTTGCCATCTTCACGTTTACGAACTTTACCGTCTGCTTCAATTTTAGCAAAGTTTGTTTTCATAACTTCTTTCCAAGCACCTTCAGCATCTGCACCCATTGAATGGATTGCACCGATAGTTACCACTAAGATGTCAATTAGCGCATCTAACTGTTCTACACGATCGTTAGCTAGTTCGGCTGTTGTTAACTCGTTGAATTCTTCTTCAATCAAATTTTTGTAAAGTTCAAACTGTGCAGAATTTATCTCGCCCACAGTTTGATCACAGGCTTTCATAAATTTTTCTTGGTCTCTGAATGGATTTGTCATATTAAATTCTATAGGCCTCGTTAGGTGGTGCGGTTCCGGTATCCATGCCTAAATATGCATCAGACGGTCTCTCATCTGCTTGTAATAAAATTGAGCTTACTTCAACTCTTCGGATGACAATTTCGTTTCCATCATCTTCAACTTTAATTCCCCTAGTCCATCTGCCGTGGTCAACATAGATCCACTCGCCGACTTTAACATCGGTTTGTTCGGGACCAACAGCCCATACTCGACACCATCTAGGTTTAACTCCATGACTCTTTCCGTCATCGCTTTGAATAATAATTCCCGATGCGGTAGTTTGTTCTTCGAAGCTCATGTCCGTTACTAACACATTATCATGTAACGGTTTTAATTTACCTTTGACTACGTTCATTTAATCCTCTTTGGGTTCTGGACGTCCGGTGTAGTATTCAGCCATGATATCTTCACGCTTCTTAATAATCTTACCGCCGGCACCGATTTCATCGCCTCGAGCGTTTACACGGGCATTTCCAACAGCCAATGTAGTTTCATTTCTATTGCGCAATTTGTCAAGGTCTACTTCTCTACCTTGCATACTTTTATATACTGTTCTACCTACTTCTTTCATGGCCATAATAGCTCTCCTTGTTATATATGTACTTATCTCAAAAATTCACGCCAATCTAAATCGTATTTAATGCTATCGATTTTATGAACACCTATTAAGAATAATACATAACTAGCAACACTTGACCCCCTACCTACTCCCCAGAGTACGTTATTTTGCGTCAGTGTGTCTACTATATATTTAAGCACTCTAAGCAAGGGTAGCATATTTCTTGCTCTAAATTCTTGCAATTCTTCAATTAGCCGCGGATAGTGCTCTTCGGGACACTGACCGACTAAAAAGTCTTCAATGTCTAGGGTTTTGTATTCTTGGGGTATAAACCAATCAGTTTGACACATTGTATCAAACTCCGGTATGTCTAGTTCTAGCTCTTGGTGTATATTGAAGCCAAGATCACTAGCATTTTTAAATTGAGCAATTGATTGAGTATTTTCTGCAATGATGCAATCTATCAGATTTACATTACCGTTGTAAATTAACTTTACAATGTCCTGTTCTTGATAGATTACATTACTGAATTTGTCATTAAGCATCTAGCTATTTTAGCTGACTTTAATGAGACTGTCAAGATCTTTATCTCTCTTTTGGTATTGTTGCTCTACTAGTTTGGCTCTACGAGAACTTAGCTCAGTTTTATACAAGCCAATAAAGATGCTGATTTGTTCTTTTACAGATGGATTGGCAGTTTGCCAATATTTCTTACTTAGATCTTGCAACTTGTTTTCAATTTCGATATCTTTAAGTTGGCTAAAATCTTCTGCTAATGGATGTATCATGCGAATGCAGCTCCGTTGTTACCAATACAGAACCATTTGTCGTTGATGTATTGTAGTGTACAGGCCTGCCCAGCTGCACTAAATGTGATGGTTCCGGCACCACCCCATGCCGGGTTAGTTACAGTAATAACCATATCTCCAACATCGGCAAACATAGCAAACGTTTTAACTTGACCTGCAGTGCCTACAGCTAGAGTAGCTGTCTCAGCGGCAGCGGTTGAAAAATAACTTACAGATTTTGTTAAATCTGCCGCACCTGCATCAACAAGATCTTCACTACCGGTGTAGTAAGGATCTGGAATTAAATTTGTTGTATCTGTTAAGTCGCTAAGATCAGCTGGAATTAAATTTGTTGTATCTGTTAAGTCGCTAAGATCAGCTGGAATTAAATTTGTTGTATCTGTTAAGTCACTGACATCAGCTGGAATTAAATTTGTTGTATCTGTTAAGTCACTGACATCAGCTGGGATATCTAGTACATCATTGATCCACTTGCTAGTAGCGGTATCATATACTATTACTTGCCCATCAGTCGGAGTACCAGTAATAACTACATCAGTTAAATTATCTAATGTTAAACTATCACCTACATTATCTATACCATTAACCCACGCTGTTCCGTTATACTTTAGTACTTGTCCGTTAGTCGGACTAGTGATAGTAACATCAGTTAAATTATCGATAACAGAAATTGTTGGACTAGCATCTAATTTGAAATATACAGTTGCACCTTGGTCAATTGTCCATACATCTATAATTTGAAGGTCATCATCGACGGTCACTATGCCAGTTGCTGGCAGACTATTGAATACTTTATTACTTCCACCTGCAGCACTTAATGTAACTTGATAGGCTGTAGCTGTGCTGCTTTTAATAGCTAGTTTCATAGAAGCATAAACGTCTTCAGTAGGCCAACCGTCAATGATCAAGGTAGCTGTACCAGTTACTGTAATTTCTTGGTATAGTCCATTGGCTAAATCTACATTAATTGATCCCGCATCAACTATTGGATAAACGGTTCCGTATAATCTGTTAGTTCTTGCGTTATCAATTAAGTATCCGCCAAAATTATTGTTGTCGTCTAGTCTAGCTGAATTAGTTTGTAAGTCGGTTAGCTCAGCCTTAGCAGTTGCAAGCCCGTCTTTAATCACGCTAAAATTATCTCTAAAACCTTGGCTGTCGTTGTCTTGTCCAGCAACTGGATAATCAGCGTCGATTGTTTCTGCTATTACTTCACTTGGGAATTGTCTGCTCATGTTATTGTAGTCCTATCGTTTCTAAATACAAGATATTTATCTGTATACTCACCGGTCACAGAATCTATTATATATCTGTCAATGGTGTAATCTAGCAATTTAAAATCAAAATTGCTGTTTTTAATGTTTAACAATATGGCATCTGCTGTTCCGGGTTTGCAATAGCATAGCGGAACCGCTGGCACATAGTTAATTTCTTGGCTTTGGCCTGGTTGAATACTGCGCATCCATAATGGCATATAGTTGCGTTCAGACAGCGTATTCGGCATATTCTTAATTCTATAACGCCATAGACTAATACTGCTTGGAAATCTCCAAGCTGTCTCAGGATCGCCCGCAAATACATCAGTCCTATCTAAAGTAATACTTAGCGGAATTGGACGTTTCCAAAATGGATTATCAACGTTAAATGGTCCGTTATAAAATTCGTTTGTAGTATCAGTGGTAATATTTAGATTATTTTTACTGTATTTTATAGTTGCCGGTAGCCGTGTTTTGTCTTTTTCTAGTGGATCTAATACTTCTAAGTATATAACTTCGTACAGCACATCATTAGTTCCGGGAACTTTAGCAACAGCTTTTTTAACTTGACCTAGTTTAAATCTCTTTGGCTTGTGATTTCTGCCCATAGCACTGACATACTCAACCGCTAGTTTTGTCTCTACACCACCGAATACCAACATGGTCAAATTACGCTGTATACCAAAATACGGATCGTTGGCTCTGTAAATTAGAGTTGGATCAAAAATAGTTGGATCAGTAATAAAATCTTTAAATCTAGTTCGTTGATCAATTTTTAAGAATGGTCTTGCTGATAAATTGCTATAGTAGGTATTGTTAGGAGTATTAATAAACAACGTAAATTCTTTAGTAACAGCACTATATCCCAGTTGATCCCTTGCTCGGACAGTAAACGAATAGCTTCTATCAGTTGTAGTTGCGCCGCCATCAAAGGTCAATGTATTGTTATCGTAGGTAGTTAACGATTTGTCTGCCTCAGGGAATCTATAAACAGTCCAATTTGTAGGGCTAAATGATAGGCCACTGACATGCTCTGTTTTTGCTTTATAATATGTTGGAGCATTGTAAGTAGTACCGCTGGCTACTTTCATAGATATACTAGTTCCCTTGTTAGGGTAGCTAAAGTAGTTCAATGGGATAATCAATGTCTGTGCTTCATATGTTCCTGGACCAGTTGTTGTACTAATTGTACCAGTACCCCATGTTCCTGGATTAGTGTTAAAGTTTAACGTTACTGTATTTAAGGTACTTGCAGTTGCAAAGAATCTACCATTATAATTAGTATTACTGTTTCCGTTAATCCTGTACCAAAATTCTAATCCTGATGAAGTAGTAACAGTTAAGTCATGAACTCCGTTAACCCCACCTAGGTCAGCACCACTAATAGTGATTCTTTCTCCTGGCAAATAGCCGGTACCTGGATCTACTAATGTAACGGTAGTTACTCCTATATAAGTCGGCGTTGATAGGTTAAGCCCTTTCTCAACTCGAAATCTTGCACCTACTCCATTACCAGTTGACGATGCGGCTGGCACATTGTTATATACAGCTGGAATAGTAGAAATAGCCAAACCCTTTATCAAAGTAAACACCGGTGCCAGCGGAGCTAGAGTCTGCGTTGGAATACCAAATGTAATTCGATAAGGTCCACTACCGGTGATAGCTACAAACGATTCTAGTTGAATAGCAGCAATGGTAACACTTACAGCATCGTAATAGTTAAAATTTAAATCGTCTGATACAATCTCAACTAAGTCGCCTGTAACAAAATCGTGATCTACACTGGTTACAACACTGGCTGTATTTTTTCTTCTAGTAAGAGATTTAATACCTTTAATATTATTCTGTTTAATAATATCATTTACAATATAGAGTTTATTAGGCTTCCAGTAGCTGTTATAATGGAATTCGCTGCTTAACTGATTAACCTTGCCAACAATTTCACCGTCTAAGTTTAGCGTTAATCCGGATGGTAATTTACCATCTTCGAGTGTATACAGCACTGCTGAAGTTGACAATGTGCTGACTGCCACAACACTTAGCGTACTTACATACCCAGTATCAATTGTACCCAAGTCAGTTGGAGTTATCCAAGTCATTACACTTTCAATTTCGCCTAGGATGTCAACAGTAAACACACGCCTGCTAATTGATGTCTCGGAGCCTTGACCAAATCTAATAGCCTTAATGGTAAATGAATAAGTCCGTGTAATAGCCGGCTGATAAGGAACTACACCAAACACTTCACTTGATGTAGTATCAAACTCCATTCCGGGAGGCAGTACACTATCGGTGCCGATATAAATTGCTGATCCGTTAGGTATAGTTAGCTCAAGCGGCACATTGACTGATATTCTATAAGTATCACCGCCTAGCACATCAACTCCGGTGATAGTGTATATTTGTTCAGTTCCGCCTTCGATCTCACCGTTAAATGTTATTTTATATCCTACTTCCGGAACTCCACTGGCACGTTCCACTCGTATATTATTTAGACCTAATCTATTATCGCTAGAGAGTTCTCGTATGCACACTCCGCTTATTAATGCATTGACATCGGCAAATGCATAGACTATCGGACCTAGATCGCTGAATCCTTCGTAGACATCAATCTTAAATGTTTGATAATTATTGGCTCTACGTAGTCCTAAGTAGTTGGCAGTTGTAAATATTGGAGCTCGTACATAAGTAATATCTGCTGTGTATGCTCCAGTACCTGCTGACGTTATAACGTTATCAGCACGGAAGAAATCGTCCCCTACTACAAATATTCTAAACTTTCGTTTAGCAACAGTATCGCCGTCAGTAATAGTAGCAATAAATTCGTAGTTTCGATTTAATTTACGAGGTCTAGCTGTTGGCACACTGAAGTCGTAGACTGTTAAATCATATACGTATGTGTCATACCCGTTGCTAGATCTGTATCCAAAGTCGTAGGCAATGTCGTCGTATAGACTCTTATCATAATTTCCATTACCTGACTTTAATGGTATTGCTAGTAACGGTTGTACAAATCCTGTGATCCTTCCGGTATTAGTTAAAATTAATCCAGGCGGAAGTTCGCCATCATCGCTAGCAATGAAAAATTGTAATTGTTGTCCGGTGGCTGTATCAGTATCTTTAGCACTTAATTGAAAATCAATAAAACTACTATCTAAGATGTAATACGCATTATTGGTTCCTACTGGTAGTAATCCTTCGGGGCTTAACCATTGAGGTTCATCGGATCCCACTACTGTTAATGAAAACGTTCTATCAGATAAATCAGTACTATTACTGGCTCTGATAACAAATTTAAATTCAGTAGTTCTTGGCACTTCAAAGGGAGTACCAATTATACTGCTACCGGAAATACGTAACCCTTGGGGTAATTTTCCCGATATTAATTGAAATGTAAGTCCGTAGTTAGAGATTATAGGTAACGCAATGTTTACCGTTTGTCTTTCGTTTAATGTTCCTAGACTAAAGCCCGAGGATTGTGTCCATACAGATAATGCCATTTCTGCTCCGTTTTATGTATTTACCGAAAAACAGAACTATAAGTAGCGAGGATTGTCTAAATCACAACGTTCGATATATATTCGGTCTAGGATAAACCATGCCTATTGCTGGTCTAGGTTTAAAGACTACATTAGGAAATACAGATCCAGACGATTCTCTTGGATTTTTAAAATACAAGTACTTGTTATTACCGCCTTGAATCCACGCATAATTAGAGTAGTTATATCCTGCTCCTAGTACTTCAGTAATCTTGTTGTTCCCGGCCTTCTGTAATAACCATGCTAACGCTTCACTTTGCGTTAGTCTTGGGTATATTTCTAACAAACATGCTAGTACACCACAGACCTGTGGGCTAGCCATACTAGTTCCGTCATACTTAGCATAAAATCCCGCACCGGTATCTAACCCATCATCGTACGTGGACGATATAATCGAACTACCTGGTGCATAGATATCAACCCTTGGCCCGGTATTACTATAGCTTGCTTTGGATTCGTTACCGGTAGTTCCTATAGCACCGACGCATATCATACCTGTGGCCGAGCCAGGACTAGAGCCTCGATGATAATATACTGATTGGCTAGCTGATAAAATCATTCGATTGTTGTAGTCGACTCCGCCAGGCACATCAATTTTATAAGAATCGTTACCTGCAGAACCTACAAATATAATTCCATCGTTGATTGCATCTGCAATATCTGCATCTAGTGAATCAACTCGTACTGGAAGCGAGGCACTTGAGGCATTAACTAGTCCATACGTAGCTACATTAGATGACGTAAATGTTGCGGCATATTGTGCATTTTGGCCAATCTGAATTTCAACACGATTTGGAAATGCTTCAAAGAATTTAGCTTCCCATACTATATCGGGACTATCTACAATGCCGCTAGAAGCAGCTGTTCCTTCCCATCTAACTGTGTACGTTCTAGTACCAGAGTCGCCTTCTACTCCGTAGTAAATTTTTTGACAGCTTAAATCTGCAGCATTGATGCTTATTTTTGGAAGAAGCGGAGTATTAGGAGCTGTGGGGATTACCATGCTACCGGCACCAAAAGTTATATATCCGTTAGTACCAACGTATATACTAGTGTAATTAACTGTAAAATATGTGATAGTAAATGGCAAATCTAACTGCCAATAGCCGTCATCGTTAGCGTTAACGCCACCTATTGCATCGAATACATCAGGAGTGGTCGAACTGGCCAGTCCCGCACCGCCTCGTAGCACAAACGGAATACTGCTACCGACACCTCCCGTTGTAGTGTTACTGACTAATCTGCTGCCTGTATTCACATTTCCTTGAAGAATAACACGTCTATTGGATTCAGTAAAAAATCCAAATTGCCCTAATGAAACAGGAACATTGCCCACGCCAGCCGGTGTAAAATTTGCGCCTTGGTGGTCGATTGATTTTATAGATGCTAGTAAAGTCGACGACCAATTTTGAATAGCATACCCCCAACTGTTATTACAGATTGTAGGATTTTTTCTGCCAGTTTCCGGATTAACCGGTTTGGTCCTATGAAATTCTCTAATATAGTCAATTAGATATTGTACTTGTGTGTAGCTGCTACTGAATCTTAAATTGTAGATATTAGCTTCCCTAGCCCATCCTTGCGTATTTCCTGCTGCGGTTCCGGATGTATGTGTACCATGATTATTATTACCTGAGTAATTGTCGTATAGGTACGTACCAGTTGCGCCACCAGTTACTTCTGGATTATGTTGGAACCAGTTATACTGAACATAGCGTGTGTCGAATTCTGGATGATCGGGATAGGCAATTGAGTCAACAATTATTACATCAACGTTTCTTCCGGATGTTGGAACAGTTATAGTTGCTGTTTGTGTAGGACTTGCAATAGGAGTATTACTTCCCCAAGGACTCGGTGTAAATATACTCTCCGGTAATGTGCAACGAAGCAATCCCCAGTTTTTCATAGTAGCAGTAGTAGATGTACTTTTATCCCATGCATCTGAAGTTTGAGTATAGTGTGCTACTGGAGTATAGCCTAACTCGTCGGGAGTTAATGCCACTGATTGTACTCTAGGATCCTGTCGAAGTTGCTCTGCTTCTTCGTAGGTTAGCATATAATTTGTATTTCTACTTATAGGTCTTTTGTGCGCAACTTCTACTCGTCTATTGGGAATGTAAAGATTACCACCTTCTGTTTCCATGTCTTGATAAAATTCTTCTAGATCATCGTAGTTTGTCAAAGTTACTACGTGCTCGTGTACAAAGTCAACCATATGTTATCCTTATCTTCTACGTATTTTAGGTCTTGGAAACACGTTACCCGATGCTGGACGTATTTTATAATTAGTCTTTGGAAATAAATTTCCGGAATCTTGACGCTCTTTATTATAAAATAAAAATCTATTTTCCCCGCCTTGCAGAGATGTAGTGTCATTGAAGCCACCTAGTGTTTCGTACATCTTATCAATTTTACTATAATTTAAAATGTATGTCTTGGCATCTGCTTGCGTCATTGTTGGGTATGTTTCTAATGCAATAGCCAACACTCCCGCTACTTGAGCAGAACTCATGCTAGTTCCGCTATATTTTTGATACAAATATCCTTCAGTAACAACGCCAGTATCTAAAGTAGTTGTTAAGTCTGTACCAGTATTTGCATAGGTAAACGTATTTGTACCAGTTCGAGTTATCAACGTCATTGATGTATTAAACGTTGTCTGTCCAGTGCATACAATTGATACTAGATCGTTAGTCTGTAATCCGTGAGCAGCAGTAGTTGTAATAGTAGCAACGTTGCCGCTTCTAGCCACAGATGCTAGATCTGTACGTACAACTGATCCATCATTAACTGGATCGTTACCACTCCAACTAGTTCCAGTAGTTCCAGCACTGTCATATACACCGCTCATGATATTATACCCGGGAGCATATATGTCAACACCTGGCCCGGTATTGCTATTTTGTCCTTTACTTTCTTCTGACGTGCTAGCAACTGAACCTACGGATATCATATTTAAATTTGCATCTGCTGTACCTCTAGAATTTGCAGGAGTAGACCCTCTATGATAATAGAAAGGAACGCCATTATCTAAAAAGTAATTATTATAATCAGTACCGCCTGGCACATCAACTTTAAAACCGCCGTTGCCAGCCGAGCCTACAAATATAATACCGTCTGCTACTGCATCTTCGATGTCTGCATCAAGTGCAGGATCTCTATAAGGTGCTAGTTCTCCGCTTTGCATAATTCCGTAATCTTGTAATTGCGCTAGAGTAAATTCAGCCCTATATGCAGCGTTCTGATCTATATGTAAGTCAATTTGATTTTTTTTGGCTGTAGCTTCGTAGAAAGTCATTTCCCACAACATAGTTGGTGAACCTAATACTCCTCCGCTAGCAGCATCATGTCCTTCCCATCGTACTCTAAATGTTCTATTAGGAGTAGATCCAGTTACACCGGTCCATAGACTTTGACAACTGCGATCGCCCGCTGAAATACAAATTTTTCTAGCACTGGGTGATCCCGGACCAATGTCTACTGTGTATGGGTTACCGTACCCGCCGAATGTAACAAGACTGTTAGTATTCACGAATAGATATTGATTATTTCCCGACGTTCCTGTTCCGTAGTTTTGACCAAAGAAGGTAATTTGGAATGGGAATGTAATTTGCCACGCTGAGTCGTCGTAGTCATCACGCCCGTCAGGGCTTATGAATGTAGGTGCACCTGCATTGGTTAATCCGGTGCGTCCGCCGATAACTTTACTTATACTACCTACACTGCAACTAGCCGGACTAGTGCTCGTAGTGACTATTTGATTACCACCGTTACTGATGTTGGCTAATGCTGATGCCAATACTGTAGTAGTACACACACCACTAAAGCCTGTGTCTACTACAGGTTCCCCTATGCCGGTTGCTGTGAAATCTGTACCGCGGTATCTTATTTTACTAAATCTTGAATTGCCGAGACCATTAAGTGTATTAGTTACATTAACTTTTGTACCTAATCCCCAGCTGTTATTGACAATCGTTGGGTTGACAACACCAGTAGCGGTGTTAACTGATTTTGAATTATGCCATGCTCTAACATAATCGATAACATATTGAGAAGGTGTAAATGATCCGCTAGCATCTCCGTCGTTACTAGTAAACCCTTCAGTATCGTGTCTAAAATTATAAACGTTGGCGTCTCGTGCCCAACCCTGTGTACTACCCGTTATAGTAGCAGCCACATGAGTTGCATGATTATTAACACCGGTATAGTTATTATATTGATATTTGCCAGTCCAAGTTCCGCTAGCTGAAACTCTTCCTACTGTTGCTCCTGCATTAGCATAGGTAATAGTATTAATAGTAGTGCCGTCTCCGCCTTCGCCACTAGACGTAACCCCAACAGCAGTTACTGTTGCAGACGTAGTACTAAATGTTCCGTTAGATGTACATATAACATCGATTACTGCGCCCACATTAATATAATGTGCAGTTTGAGTAGTAATTGTTGCATTGCCGGTTGTTCTAGCCACATGTGTGATAGTGCAACCTGTACCGCGTACTTCGAGATCGTGCTGACTAAACCAATCATATTGAACTAATCGTCCGCCGAATTCTGTATGTCCGGCGTAGGCTATATCGTCAATAACTACTACGTCGACATTTTTACCCGAACCTGTTATGTTAATTGTAGCCGTTTGACTACTTGCACCACTTTCCGAACCCCATCCTGATATGTTATCACTTAGGGTAGATCGATACAATCCCCAATTCTTCTGACCCACAATAGAATTATTGCCACGACTCCATGCTGCGGTCTGGCTGTGTAATTTTGTTTTAATTCCTAGTTTTGCCGCAGGTGTACTAACTGACTGTACTCGAGGATCGTTTTTAATATTTTCAGCTTCGTCGGGAGTCAAATAGTAATGTGTATTTCTACTAATAGGCCTTCTGTTAGCACATTGAACAGCACGTTCGGGAATAAATCCTCCCGAACCTGTGTTTTCCATTTCAAAGTAGAACTGTTCTAAGTCGTCTTTATTTTTAAGAGTAACAATGCATTCTCTAAAAATTGTTGGCATATTAAGCTTCTAGTTGTAATGCAGTTAACGTGACTGTAATAGCAGCTTCTGCGCCGCTCTTGTTAGTAACTCTAACAGGAATATTTGTAGTTACAGTGCTTTCATTATTAAATCCTAATGTACCTGGACTAATTAATACTGTCTGTGCTCCTGTAGTGATAACTTCTGCAATTACACCTGCGCCCGGTAATGGGTCGGTTCCCTCAAGACGACTAGCATCGGCAATTCTAGCAGCCTCGCTGACATAGATTCGTACCCAAGCTGCTGCACTAGTTTCCACTCTCATCAGCATATACGACTTATATCCAGTGATGTTAATTGGTCCGGTTAATCCATCTGCTAAACTGCTAGTTGTACCGGATAAGGTAGCTCTAGTTGGCAAGCCGCCGCCGGCTGCGTCTGTACCGTTAACCCACTTGCTAGTGCCAGTATCATATTTTAATACTTGACCATTCGTTGGAGTTCCAGTGATTACTACATCTGACAAATCATCTAGCGCACTTGCTCCGCCACCACTAGCATTGATAGTGATAGTGTCAGTACCGTCATTAGTAGTGATAGTAACATTAGTACCAGCTACTAAGGTCAATGTATCAGTTGCGCTATCAGCAGCCACGCTAGTTTGACCCGCTACTGCAATAGTACTAAAACTATTGCTTGCAGTTCCGCCGCCACTAGCGTCAATTGTTATTTCGTCAGCACTGGTTCTAGTCAACGTGATGTTAGTACCTGCAGTTAGCTTAACATTATCAGTTGTTGAATCGCTACCTGTTAATCTTAAATTTACTCCGCCGGTTGCAGTTTCTGCGCTAATACCGTATGTAGTATTAGTATCAGTAATTGTAGATGCAATAGTAATTGTATCTGTTCCATCATTAGTAGTTATACTAACTCCTGTACCAGCTACTAATGTCAATGTATCAGTTGCGCTATCAGCAGCTACGCTAGTTTGACCTGCTACTGCAATAGTACTAAAGCTATTGCTTGCACCGCCTGATGCTACAGTAGTGAATGTAAATACACCAGCTCCGTCAGTAGTTAATACTTGACCAACAGTACCGTCTGTGATACCAAAACTAGTAATGCTTGTGGGCTTGCCAGATAGGTCAGCATAGACACCACTGAACAATGTTGGCTTATCAGTCAAATCATCATAGTCACCACTGAACAATGTTGGCTTACCAGCTAGATCAGCGTAATTACCAGTAGTTGCCACAGCAGATAATGAAATCCACTCTGTGTTATAATTTGTTCCGTCAATCTTTGCAAGTACTTGTCCTGATGTACCTCCAATTACTACACCTTGGCCATTAGTACCGTTAGTACCATTAGTACCAGCAGCACCCTGGAATGGTCCAAGATCGACCCATGCACTGCCAGTATAAGACCATAAATGATAAGGAGAAACATCTAGCAACACATAGGCATCACCTGCTACCATACCAACTACAGCGTTTAATGCTGTGTTGTCTGCTTTTGTACCAAGTACTTTAATCGAACCAATAGCCACGCCTGCAATAGTTGATCCTGCTGGTAGTACTATGCCTGTACCGCTTGCAGTAATTAATGCGCCGCCTGCCCCAGCAGTACTACCAATTCGTAGTCCACTACTTGCACCGTTAATTGCAATTGAGTTATTTGCATATACAGTCTGATCTGAGTTTATAAGTAAACCTGTAACTAATGCTCCTGTACTATTGGCAACCATTAGGCGTAAGTTACCAGGAATGATATTAGTACCGATTGTGCCAGTAGCTTCTGCTCTAATAACAGCAGCTCTTACATCAAAGTTTCTACTAACTACTGTACCTGTAGCTAAAGTTGACAGTACAGCGATTCCAGCATTGGCAATAGTAAATGTTGTAGTATTAGGTACTGAAATTACAGTTGCATGAACCGTACTAAACGTAGAGTCACTACAGGTAATACTAACTACCCATCCAATAGGACCACTAGTCCCTACAGGTAATCCGTGAGCTGAATCGACTGTGTAAGTTGCAACACCTAGTAGTCTAGATACATTGGTAATATTTGTAGTTGTTGCTACTCCGTCAAATGATGAGAATCGTATCGCTGAAATAACATCACCAGTTGCAATAGCATCAGGCGCATTATATGTAGCTCCCTTAATTTTTTGTAGTGTAAATGCCGGAGTATATGCAGCAACGTTACTATGACTTCTCATAGTTAATGGATTTGATCCACCAGCTATTCCAGTGCCTGCATCAATCAATGTCAGTGATGCACGAAGATTTGGTGCGCCCATTGTTGCTACCGTTGTGGTGATAGCTAAAGCAGTACCACTGATTGTATTAGCTGAACTTTGTATTGTTGCACTGCCTGCTGTACTCAAACTAATGCCGATTGGGGCATTCAACGCTATTGATCCTACTCCAGTTAACGAGATGGTATCTACTCCAGATTGTAATCCACCCACCGGTACGCCTAATGCAGTTTGCAAAGATACTTGACCTTTTACAACAAATCTAGATGTATCTGAATCATAAAATAGTTGAGAGTCAGGTAATGCACTTAACGCAGTGCCGTTAGCAGCATAGAACGGAATACCGTATCGCAAGCCGCTGCCAACAGTACCACTTGTAGAATCTATTCTAATGATACTGTCAGTTTCGTCAGTGACTGTAATATTAACACCAGCTTTTAAAAATAAATTCTGAGCACCTGTGCCGCTGCCGCCAGCAGTCAATACTACATTAGCACCGCCTGCTTGAGTTCCAGCTGATATTGCATAGGTAGTGTTAGTATCAGTAACTGTACTAGCAATGGTGATAGTTTCAGCATCTGTGCGAGATACTGAAATTCCAGAGCCACTAGCAAATTTAACATCGTCTGTACTAGCATCACTTCCAGTTAAACGTAAGTTAGTACCACCAGTTGCTGTTTCAGCACTTATAGTATAGGTTGCACCTGTGCCGCCGCCAGTTGAATCAGCTGCCGGTGCCCATGCTGTACCGTTCCATTTTAGAACTTGTCCTGAACTTGGAGCATCGCCGGTTACATCCGCAAGATCTGCTAAAACTGCGGGAATTAAGTCGGTAGTATCGGTTAAGTTACTAACATCAGTTGGAATAGTGCCTACAGCATAGGGCAATGCTGACCACGCTGTAACACCGTTTCCAATTTTAAATTTACCAGTATTTGTTTCAAACCCAGGTTCCCCTGCGGCTAAAACAACTGATCCTGCAGCGTCCCAGGCAGCTGAAGTTCCTCTTCTTAATATAATTTGTTGTGGCATGTCTTAAAATCCTCTATCTTTGTTATTTATCTATTAAACACTTGTTATGGCGCACCGCCGTCGATAACCACAGTATATACTGTGTCAGGACTTCCACCATCTAGTATTAGATCAAAGTCTCCTCCGCCCGGAGTACCACCGTCTAATATACTGCTAGAACTATCTTCAATCCCTACACTTACAGAAACAGCTGGAGTAATTCCAGTTAATGTTACTGTAAATGTTTCTAATCCTTCAGTAGTAAAATCATTTGAAATATTAATTACAAGATTTGCTGTGTTAGAATTTACAACAAAGTTTCCAGTTAACGCACTTAGACCTAAATCGCCTGCGCTAATACCAGTTCCCGTAATAGTAAATGGTACCGAAGTTCCATTACTTACGTTGGTTGTTGTTAGTGTAATTGTTACAGTATCGCCTTCGTTGGCTATGTTAGTACTTCTAGCTAAACTGTATGTCGGAGTTGTTGGGGGTTCGCTGCTACCCGCTAAGATATTGCCACCTGGAGTTATACCGTCTCCGATATACAGTAGCTTAGTATCAGTTACATAGATCAACTCACCCTCTTCTGGAGTAAAATTTAATCTGTCTGCTTCTGCTCCGCGTCTTATTAATAATGCCATTGAAATCCCCTAATCTTTAAAATGAGCCCAAATCTAGGCTAAAGCCAGCTGGACTAATAAATGATCCAAAATCTAAATCCCCACCCGGGCTACTGCTAATAACATCTGCCGGACCCCACTTACTAGCGGTAGTATTCCAAACTAATGCTTGGCCGTTTAACGGTGGTGTTGATGAAATATCCCCTAAATCGTTTAGATCATGGTTATCAATGCGACTAATAATACCGTTTACATTGCCGATAACATTACCGATGAATGTGTCGGCAGTAATTGTATCTTCAGTAACTACATTGCCTACTAGTCTAATTTCTCCAGAGACTGCTGTTAATTCTAAATTAACTTCGGAGATGATATTTAAACCGTCTCCGGGTAATGTGGATATGTAAGTAGTACCGGCTGTGGAAGAATTATTTCCACTAATGGTCAACGCATTAATAACTATTGGTTCAAAATCGCCGGTGCTTTCGGTAATTGACGAAATCGCAATAGGTGTATCTAATCTAAAAATATTTCCGTTTAATGTGCCTACAAAATTATTAGCTAATACATTACCTTCAATATCAACATTGCCTAATCCTACAATATTATAACCGTTTAAATTTAAATTTCCGCCTAGTGTAGGTGTAGGATCTTCGTTTAATTCGTTAATACTATCTGGTGTAGATACTGTAATTTCGTTGGCTGTTTCTACAACTGTTATGTTTAAACCCTGCTTAATAGATCGTAACTTTAAGTTATTACCTACTTTTTCTTTAAAAATGCCTGCGCCTGTTCCTAGATTATCTGCGCTTATAACGCGGGTTAAATCTATATCAGAAAAATTAGCATTGGCTTTTTCAAAGGCCGTGCGTAGATCATCGCCGGTTCCGTCGTTTGCGTAAGACCCTAGATTAACTTGAAGTATGCTCATGAATCACTCTCTTTAGTATATTTAGCTGGTTCGCACTTTTGCTAAACCTAGCACTTTTAATATACTAATATAAAACCAGCCTATGTCAAATTCCCACCATTTTTGACTAAACTTAGGATTAGCGATGTCTGCATGGTGGTTATTATGCAGTTCTTCCCCGCCAATCCATATGCCCCATGGCATTAAATTTGTACTTTTATCGTTGGTGTTGGTGTTGCGATAGCCCCACCAGTGTGCCATTCCGTTGATAAATCCAGCGGCCCAAAATGGAATCCATAACATTTGTACACCCCACACTAGAAATCCCCATGGCCCAAATAACAACAAGTCTATGACTAACATTAAGAGAATGCCAAGGCGATGGTAGGGTGTATAAAGTTTACGTTCGATCCAGTCTTTGGGAGTACCCATTCCGTATTTCATGATCATGCCAGCATCACTGCCTGCACGATTGTAATACTTGACTCCGCCAAACACTAGATTCCAAATGCCGTATACGTGTGGACTATGTGGATCGCCTTCTACATCAGTGTTCTGATGATGCTTACGATGTACTGCTACCCACTGCTTGGTAGTCATGCCTGTAGTCAGCCACAACCAGGCTCGCATAGCGTGTGCCAGTACCGGGTGAAACTCTACACCTCTATGACTTTGACTACGATGTAGATACAGGGTAACTGACACTATAGTCAAGTGTGTCATTAAAAGTGTTATTAGTATTAGTTCCATGATCAATCCCAATTACCGCCAGTTTGTTTCCAACTACCGTCTGTAAAGATTAAAGTACAGATTCCAGTGTTGTCAACAGTGGTAAATCCAAGATTAGTTCTAAAAGGATGTAGTGGACTTGAACCATCAGCATTGTCTACATCCACATATACATTCTCAGAGATAGTTTCAGGACTTCTAACCAGATACATGATCTGTCCTTCAACACCATTGGCCAATGAGTAAACACCGTCTGCTAGTTTGTTGACTGTTTTTGTTAGGTCTATGGCTAAGGGTGCTAGAATGTCAGTTAATGTGGCTACAGTAAATATAATATTGTCTGCTGGAGCAGTTCCGCCCCACGGTCCTTGCCCAGCAACAAAAACTCCCGAGTCACCAACCGCAACATCTGGATCGCTTAATGTTACTGTTGCTGTAATATCTCCATTTTCTGCTACAGTGACATTGACTGCAAAATTATTAAATGTTACACCAAGATATGTTCCAGGAACTAGGTTAGTGTTGTTGCTGGGCGATGCTGTGACAGTTGCCGCACGACCTTTGACTCCAACGTCTGCAGAAGCCGGACCGTCTTTGGCCACTGTGGTAATACCGGGATAAGCAGTGGTTTGAACTGTACCATCTGGGAATGTTAAGGCACCATTGTTATCAAATGACCAACTTTCTGTTCCAGCTGTAAGTGTTACCTGTGGATCGGTGCCGGCTGCGTAGTCTGAGCTGGAAAAAGTAACTGGCATTACATCGCCTGCCGACCAGTTGTACCCAGAGTCGAAACTAATATTCCAATAAGTACCTAGTGGTTGCCATGCATCTTGTGACACAGTGCGAGTCACTCCGCTGGCAAAGGTCACTGTCCAACCTGCTTTTACATTTTGAATAGTACCGTCAGCTCCAAAATTAAGGAACCCAATAGTGCCGCTACCAGTTGAATAATTGTCTCCGGTGTTGTCCACTGTCTTGGTTATTATAGTTCCGGTTCCGCCGAATGTGTTGCCTTCGATTTCATTGCCGGTAAATGTAATGGCACCTGTTCCAGTAAATGCTGTGGTCTGAACTGTATCATCTGAGAATGTTAGGTTACCATTTACACCAAAGGTCCAAGTCTTGTACGATTCCGCAAATGAAACTGTTTTCGGTCCAGCATCAAATCCTGCGGTAATATCTTGAGCAACAAGAATTATCCACCTGTCGGTGTTGGTATCTTCTTGGATATCTGTGATTGTAGCAGTTATCGGTGTTCCCCATGCTGTGGTCACAGTACCACCTATATGAACAGTTGTACCCAAGGCAGGGTATATATTGGAGTCAATAAACAAACGCCAAACATCGCCTGGTGGCACAAGCTCATCTACAGTGGCCACAACGACACCACTTACAAGTGGATTTCCTATTTTTATAGATGTATTGGCTACGTTTTTAATGGTGTTTTCAGGGAATGTTGTAGTACCATCTGTACCAAATCGCCATACCTGTTGAGCACCACCATTATTATCGTTGGCACCAATCTCTACACCGTATGCTGGGGCGCCGCCGTATGCGGATGGGCGTTGAAGAACATAGTTGTAGTCGTCACCGAAGTACAAGTCTGTACCATTATCACCAGCAGGTCGCATAATGTGGAAGTGTGTTGGTCCACCTGGTTCTGGTAATGCACCAAACTCTAAGTTACCACGACTTGTAACCATAGTAACAACGCCATCAGTGCCTACGCTAACTGAGTATTGGCCGTTGTCTATACTGTTGATAGTGCCAATGCTACCTTGTGTGTACAGTGTACCGATTAGGTCACTGTTAAGATCAAAGTCTGGATCAAAATCAGTTATGGTAAACTCACCAGCGTAGTTGCTGTCTGTTTTGGCAGCGTTAACCACTGTGATGTTGCTGGCCGAACTATCTAATGTGCCGCTAAATGTAGCAGCCTTAAAGTCATAGTCGCCTGCCGCGAACACTGTTCCGTCATCGGAAAACTGTGCCACAATAGCGTGGTCAACTGTACCAAACGGATCACCGAAGCCGCCGGCCACTGCTACGTAGCCTGTTTTAACTGCTAGATTACTGCCACTGCCTTGTGGACCGAACCAAATGCCGCCATTAAATGTCCAAGTGGTTGTGTTGTCCAGTAATCTCTGCCATGCCACAGTACCGTCTAGATTATACTTGGCAATGACCATGCTGTAGTCACTATTATTGTTATTGCCAGTTATTGCCGATAGGTATAGGCAATCGTCGGGACCAACTACAATACTGTTAGCAAAATCATCACAATCGCCTACTACCTTACGTGTCCATTGTTTAACACCTAGGCTGTTAAACTTGATTATGATCATGGCGTTGTCATCATCAAACAGTTCAGGTCCTTCATAGACATAGTTTCCGCAAACATAGATGTTGCCTTCACTGTCTATATCAGCATCTGCTCCTTTACAGGCGAATCCTGCGTCAACTTGTATAGCTCGTTGCCACTGAATTGCGCCGTCGCTATCGTACTTAACAACCAACATACGATCGTCAGTGTCGTTGGCAACCAGTGTGCCAACTTTGATTATCATGTCGTCTACGCCTGTTACTCCACCAAATGACGCTCCGTTGATTGTGACAATAGTCTCGTCTACTGTGCGGCCGCCTTGGGGATCAACAATGTTAGTAAATGTTGGAACACCATCAGTAAAATCAACCCTTACGTTAATTCCGCCTGTTATGCCAGCACCCTGTGTCCAGTTGGGATTGCTTGCTGGTTCAGTATACAGGGTGGCCACCGCATCGATGAGGCCCAGTTGATCCATGTAGCCTACAGTGACTACTTCATTGAGTGGGCCAACAGCCATGCCATAGGCTTGTTCACCGCCTTGTCCATTTAATGCTCTTGACCAAGTGATTGCTCCAGTGCTGGCTTCGATTTTACTAGTGACTATTTGACTGTCTGTGCCGTTGTCGGTATAACCAACTACAATAGGACTACCATCCGATGCCACATCAACTACTGAGTTGGTGTTATCGTCACCGACATTATACTTCTTGCTCCATACTACATTGCCATCTAGTTGACTGAGTTTAGTTAAAATGGCAGTATCAGTTTCTGTATCATTGGCCACACCCGCAACGTAGATAAATCCATTAACATTGTCCACTGCCATGCCCCAACCGTCAGTTGTTGTAGCACCTTGAAAGTTCATACTCCAAATCTTTGTACCAAGAGAATCAAATCTTGCCACACTATTGAAACTACCACTAGCGATAGTATCGTGATTGATTAAGGCAACAATGTCACCGTTGGCTAAATATTCAACACTTGTCGCCATCCCTGGTACATCGGCAGGTGCTCCTGCCGCGGTTTCAAAATCCTGTACCCACACATTAGCATTGTTGCCAGTGTAGGCAGTGGTCTGTACTGTGTTGTCAGGGAATGTAATGTGACCAGCTTGATCAAACATCCAAGTTTTTGATCCTAGAGTATTCTCAGCGGTAATGGTCACTGACTTATCATCA